GGGAACGATAGCCTCAAGCTCCTTGCGGGTAAAGGCAGGGGTAATAGTAATGGCGTTCTTGATCTGTTCAACATCATCAAAGATGACAGTGAACTCATGAGCCTTCTGTTTTTCTGCTCCACCTGGTTTTGGAAGATCGAAATTACAGAACAGCCTGCCACAGAAACCAATTTGCAAACCGGCACTGGTGAGCGGAGTCAGCAGCTTGCCATCATTGAGCACGGGGACAAAATCAAACTCAGCACCATCAGCACTGAACCAGTTTTTATAATCCTCATGCGACATAAGGCCATAAGCAACGAACTCAGGAGCGAAATCCTTCGTTTTTTCCTTGAAGCCAGTGTTGGAAGTGGTCATTTCGGGAGCCGTGGTTTTTGGTTCAAAGCCCCTTGCAATGTCGATATAGGTACCCTTAACTGCTGCAGTGGTTCCCGGGCAAATAAGAGCCTGCCATCCGGCCAGCGTTTTGGCTGCGGCGACAGTTTGAGTGGTGTTCTTCTGAACGATAATCAGACCTTTGACATCCTGCAAGAATGTTTTAAAAGCTCCGTTACCGCTAAATTTGAATGTGTTCATATTTTTAGCTTTTAAGCATTAATAAATTTTCCAATCTTATTTCAATTGCTGAAAGGTCGTCAAAGGTCCCGTCCGTATTGGTCCAAAATGGATGATCTGTAACTTGGTGAGTGAAATCAGAATTCAACTCTATGTTACCATGGTAGCCAAGTTCTGAAAGGAGAGTATCGAATATCGGATACAGGATCGGCTCTATTGTATTCGTATAACGATCATCAGAGGTGTCGTCTCTTTCGGCAAGAGCGCAGATAAAGACTCGCGCTGAAATCGTATAGATACATGGATCAATCCACTTCTTTTCATTCTCTCCCCTCTCCCATACCAGATAGATCAATGGGTAATTTTCAACCTGGTTATCGTCCTTGATCTTACAAGCCTCCATCAACTCAAAATAAGTCCCATACTCAAAGTAAGGCTGCAGCTGATTGGTAGGATCATATTCGTTCCTTACCTCAGATACGACCTCTGAGAATATCTTTGGGAAATGTTTGAAGTCTGTGCTCATATTCCAAAGGCATTAATGTTCCATTGTGGGGTGAAGATCCAGTCAGGATAGTTTGCTCTGTTTGCAAAGAGAAAGTTGTAAGCAGATGGGTCGTAATTAAACACACATGGCAGGCTACTCCCTTTAACTGGTCCAGTGAAAAATGGCCTGTAGTTTGGGGGAGTGATGCCGTATAGAGTCCTCATGCGTTCCCATGCATTGATAAGCTTATTTACCGAAGATGCTCTACTTCCCTTGCCTGATGGGGTAAGGATAACCCCGGTACCGGAAAGGTGGGTAATGTCGCGCTCAACATATTTGTAGAAGGTGAAATAGGCAAGCAACGACTGTTTTGAATCGTTTTTAAGCCCTTCCCATTTCAATGTCACGTCTGATTCTGCAATCGTAAACTCGGCACCTTCTACCAGATCCTTGTAAATCTGGTTAGCCGGTACGCCATTTGTACAATCAGCAACCAATGCCGCATAAAGCTTGTATCCCAGGAGCTGAATCAATATCTCCTTTTCATACTGACCTATAGCCTGGGTAAGCGATGTGGCATTTTTATCCGCGTTTGGGATATTTATTTCACCTACAAAATATGAGCTATCGATAAACATTGCCTACTTTTTATTTCTCGGTTTAATAACTCTCTTTGGCTTCTTAGCAGGAGCGCACTCTACAACTTTCTCAGCCTGTTCGGCTACAACTTCAGCTACAGTTTCCTCGGACTGTTCAGCCTGTACGTCTGCATTGACAGGCTCTTCGGTTGCGACCTCCTGATCAGTTTCCGATTCAACTTCAGTTTCCTCAGTTGTTTCAGCAGGTGTTTCCTCAGTTACCTCCTGCAAATCTTCAGTAGATTCTTCGGTAACATCCTCTGTAGACTCCTGTTGCTGTTCAGCCTGCTCAACCTCTTCGGTTGCGACCTCCTTTGATTCCTCCGGGGATTTGTCTGTGGATTCTTCTTCTGGCAGATCCTCTTTGTTGATCTCGGATATATCCAAATCTAGCTCTTCCGGAGCTTCTTCAACCGGAGTTGCAGCCCCGATGCGTAACATCAGAGCTGCCAGTTTTCCGGTGAATTTTTTACCTGATTTTTTGGAGATAGCTTCCATCTTAGTATGTCGCTAAAATTGGTCCTTTGCTAACAGTCCACGTTGTCCCAGGCGTTATGCTTGCGGCTGCAGTGTCGTAAGTTCCACTCGCTGAAGAGGCAACAAATTTAGAACCAGGGATGAGGTAGCTCCTAAACCTTGCAGTCGTGCCATTGAATTGGACAGCTGCAAAGTATTTTCCACCAACTGCTGCATAGGTTGTAGTAAATGGTACGGATTGCAACTCTGCAGCCGTTCCTACGATATTGCCATGCGCTGCTCCGGTTTTCTTTGATGTCGCTACAAGTGTTCCTGCCGAGTTAAATAGGTTTACCATTACCGAATCAGTACCGCCAACAGTTCCTACGAGATAAGACAGCCCGGTAAGTGTCGCATTGTAAGGGATATCCAACTCAACCCAATAGCGTGTTCCTGCTGCAGGCTGAGTATCTGTCCCTGTAGCCACCGCTGTGGGTGCACCTCCTTTCGCCCAAAAGACTGTCGATCCGCTAGCATAAGTCAACCCTGCCGTGGCCGTTATCAGTCCATCATGAGTTGCTGCACCCATTCCGGTCATAGCTCCAGTTGCATCAATAGCCCAATCAGAAGAGGCAATGGCAGTAGTCCCTGCGGCATTACCAACCGTCAAAGCTCCGGTACCTCCCGCTCGGTAGGTTGTGGCTGCGTTGGCGTCATCGTCTTTAGTCTGTATTACTACAGCCCCGCTTGTTGCTCTTGAGATTGTCAGCGTACCGGAGCTTGCAGGAATATCAAAGGCATTTGATGTTTTAATTTCAAATTGACTTACCAGAGCTTTACAAGCTGACCCGGCTTCCGAAAAAGTCACTTTAAAGTAGTTGTAATTAACTGGAGATGTACTTGTAATAGCTCCATTATTGGCGGCTGTTACCCAGGTTATAGGTGTTCCAATTTGAACCCATGTACCTCCTGCTAAAGAACCTCCATAAGCTACTTTCCCATAGGCAGTGATTGTCATGTTATGGGTACCGGTAACGGCTGTCAACCCAATAGTAAATACCTGATTCTGCGAGAACTTTTGCAGATTGGATATTAAATACGTGGTTGTAGTGCCTGTTACTACTGTGTCGCTTGCACTAAAGGTTAATGGAGCCGATAGTGTAGTCATCCCCAACTTAATCGTTGCGGTGCGATCTGCCGCATTGCTGATCAATGCTACAAAGACCAGCATTAAAATAGCCAGATACTTTCTCATGGCTATACAGCATTAATCTTTGCGATGTCTCCGTCAGGATCAGAGGACAAGAAAATGGCACCGGGTTTGCCTACTCCAAAAGCAGCACGCATCCAGAATACAATCGTTCTCATGCCTTCAGTAAGGTCGGTCCCATCGGTTCCGATTTCAAAGGTGATGTCTTCCAACATACCAATTTCAGCAGCCTCATTCCACATGACAGTAACACGGTCAACGGTTTGATTTTTGTTTTTGATCACAGTCAAACCCCAGATAGAAACAACGTTTCCAAGGGCATCAAAAACAACATTGCGATCGGTAACAGAGTTGCCGAGTTCGTCTTTTTCCTGACGAATAGCATTCAGCCTTGAAGGGTGAAGAACTACGACGTTGACATCCTCATCGGCCAGTTGAGCCTGCAGTACCATTTTACCGATCAGGTTGATCAGGTTGGCATTTGCAACAGTTCCAAGACCTGTTTCGGAGAATGCAACATAATTACCGGCAAAATACATACCCCATGCTGTTGTTGAGTTGTCACCACCTGTTGAGAAAACAGCGGCATCCAGTGTGCTGAGGATCTTGTCAGGGGCAATCCTGTTGAGCTTGCTTTCAAGCCGTGGAAGGTCTGACAGGTTCTCTTTGGAAACGCGGAAATAGGTAGCATATTCAATCGCCTTGAATTCAATTGTCTTGAATTTGATTGAAGATTTACCGGCAGCAGATCCTTCAGCTTTTGCAGCTGCTCCGTCCCAATATGTGTGCTCAACCAGAACACCCATGTATTTGTTGACGATTGGATCAGTAGGAAGGAACTGAGTGCAATGGGTATCTTTGGTAAGATTGATCATCACATCCTTCATCTTGTAGTCGGTCAAATAACCGATAGAGGAACCAGGAGTTGCACCAGGTGCAATTGACAGAGCAGTTGTCATGTCGACAGCAGCTTTAACATTAAGCTTCAAACCGTTCCGGTCCCATCCTTTGACGGTTAAAGCTTTTTTACCTGAAAGCGGATCGATTACGATTTCTTCAACCAAACCTTCTTTTTCCAGTGATTTGCGCAACAGGGTACCAAAGCCGGTCTTTTCTTCCTTGCTTTGTTTTGGAACTTCTGCAAGTGCTTTAAGGCTAGCTTTTGCACCGATCAACTCTTCCTTAACCTTCAGCATCTCATCGTTCAATGACTTGAACTGCTCGTTGGTGAAAGTTTGTGATTTGGTTTCGAGAGCAACCAGAGCCTCATCGACTTCTTTTTTGCTCATCTTGCCTTCAGCCGCCTTAGTGGCGATCTCTTTGTACTCTGCCGTAAACTTTTGCACGGCTTCAGTAGCAGTACTGTTTACTTTTTCAAGTAAGTCTTTCTCATCCATGACTAATTGATTTTTAAATTGTTTGTTAAATATTTGAAATCTATTTTCTCTACCGGCTCGTCCTTCGTAGTGATTTTCATCGGCTCCGAATTTGCGAGTGATTTACTTGTTACAATTGCATAGCATTTAGGGCAACGTACATGGTTGTACATTCCGGACAGATCGAGCCCTTTTGTTGACTGGACCATCTCAAGAACCTGTGATTGAATGTCAGGCCTTAGCTTTGACATTTCACTCTGGACCGTATCTTGAATTGTCCATCGAGTAAAGTCCACGACAGCATTCAAAACAAGGGACTCAACGGTTCTTTCTTCAACGGAGTTGTAGTCAAATACCAATCCACAGCATGGGCATTTGACAATTAATTGACCTTCCATACTCTTCTTTATTAGGTTAATACTGCTTTCCAATACTTTAAATCTTTCGTCTGAATAATCCCCTTTAAGCATTTGATTCAGCAGATTGAGCTGCTGGAAGCTGTTGTCGTTTTTAAAACTTACAAGCGGAGTTTCGGGATTGGCTCCCAGGAACGAGAGTGTTGAATATTCAAACAATGCATACTCCATGATGCGGGTGAATTTACCCTCTGGCACTTTTTTCACTACAACGGTACCAATCGAATGCTCCAGCGTCCTTTTGTAGTTGGCAAAGAATTTATAATCTTCGAACACATCCTTTGCCAAATCCTTTTTAAGATTCATTGCGGACCTTACCAACAACCCAAATGCATCAGGTGTAATCTCCAATGGAAGTCCGAGTAGCTTATGTTGGTCGTGATCCTTCAGGTGCTTGATTCGCTGGATGCCATCAGCGATGGTTTTATTGAAGCTTTTGGGGTCGGATATTTCACCGGCTGCATCCACATTATTGAACTTATTGACATAAATGGAAACAATGCCCTCATCGGTAACATCCTCGATAGTAGAACTAAAATCTTTGGTTATAAGTTCTTTGCTCATGGCTTTTGTTTTTTAAGTTCCTTACTGTCAATATTCAGTTTCTTCAATATTTTCAGCCTTTTCTTTTCTTCCTTTGTCAGCTTCATACTGTCACGTCTTGTGCTGCATCAACTGCAACAGGTTTGCTTTCCGGGCGTTGGAATTTATATACATCACCACCCGAAACAGGATCCAGTCCAATTAAATTAAGGTATTGGTTCCAGGTAATCACATTGTTGTTGTAGGCCAATTCAGCTGACCTGCTGTTCATGCTTAGTGCTGTGGCCTTTTCTTTGAAGGCTTCCTGGAGGCATGAGATATGTGAAAAGTCGGTTTTAAGTTCAAATCCATAATCACGCATCTTTAACCTTTCGGTAAAATACTGGTCTTCATTCTCTACAAGAGGAATGACAGTATTTTGATATAGTCGCCTCTCTGCTTGAACCTGATTTTCAAATGTTGCTCCCTGCATGTAGGTTTTATACAGCTCGGGTGGGACCTTAAAGCCATTTGAAATGATCATGGCATTATTTGAAAACTCTTTATAAATTCCGAGCTCTTCAGAATTCATGATCGTTTTGATGAAGTCAATGTCTGTATAGCTGATCAGGTATTGCTTTTGGCTGTCTCTGAGTCCATAGTCTGACTTAAATGTGTCGTCGATCTCTTTCTTTGCAGCGGCATTCAAAGGGATCTGGGTTCCGGTAGCATCTTTATTGTTGGCCTTGATGATACCCTGCATACCTCGACTCTTGAGGATGACGTTCATAGCTTCGAAAGCCAGCTGAGTATTAGTGATTGGATAGCGAAGATTCTCAAGCCTGGACGTGCCAATGATTGAGTTCCCAACATTTGAAGTGTTGATGTCGTTGAAGTGGATGATGTTATCAGGAGAGAACTCTTTGGCAGGCGTGTAGTTTATCAAAGAATACTTCTCGATGATGCCCTTAATATCAACCTGATCGTAAATCTTACCAGTCTGCAGTACTGTACAAAATTCAGACGGTAAATTGATCATCGTTTTAACAGTTGTGATGTCCGTATCGTAAGTCTCGAGGGGATTGTTCAGGTATACATAGTTGTTGCCAAACGTGAAGAACATATAAGTTCTTTCGTAGTTAAACTCCTTAACTGACTGTAAAGGGTTTGGGCGTTCTGCAAAAAGTTTTTTGGCTTGCTTTACTCCTGTTTTGCCTGAACTCCATGGAATGGTCTTGCCGTTTAAATCTGCCAGATATTTAATGCCATTCGATGCAGCGGTTGATAAAATATCGATACAGCCATAAAGAACCGGATTCTCGGCTACCGCCTTACGATATTCTGATGCGTTGGAAAGCGATAACCATGCAGGTTTATCAACGAGGTATTGATAGCTGAAAGCATTGATTGAGCTTCTGTTTATCCCGGCTTTTCTTATAGCCCATTGTCCAATAGTCTGAAGTGTTTGCTCAAACATGTCCTAACTGTTTATGTCTCTTATCAAGTTAGCGAAAGTTTTCAAACTACCAAACGGCCTTTTAATCTTTTATAACATAACTTTTTGAGTGATTAAATAAAAGATGTTTTAGTATTATTTAAAATATATTCACTCATTTTGATGCTTTTGTCAGATTCACTCAGTGAGTGGAGATCATATTTCCATTACTTGGACTACTTTACCTTAAAAAGTCCATACATCTTCTCAAGATAGGCTGCAAGACCTGCAAGAGAATCAGGGGCATCATCATCCTTGGTGGAGGTCTTCATTAATTTACACACCTGGTTGATGAATCGCTGAAGTGTCGGATTCGGATTCTCAGGAAAATAGAAGAATAGTTTGATCAGTCCGGCATTGGCAAGTATCCTGCTCATCTTATTTGCTTTGGCATACTGGCCAAATATCTCTAATGATGGCTCAAGCTCTCTGATTCTTCGCGAAAAGTAGGCACCGAAGCTATTTGTTTCAATTACCAGGATATTGATACCATGCTCTTTTACCTTACTTTGGACTTGGCCCTCTTGGATGGTAAGGTTGTTTTGGTCGAAGATGGCATCAGTGATGTATACCCTGTCGCCGTATACCCTGCCTATCGGCATCGAGAAGTGATCCTTACCCTCATCTGCAGTGTCAGCAAAGCCGATCGTAAAGTAATTCTGGATTGTCTTTGATGGATCATTGGGGTCAACCTCATCGGCAGGCAACTCTGTGTACCTTTTCAGGCTACTAACAGGTAATACCTTTGTATCATCATCAGACACGGCAACGCAGTGATAGTTGGCCTGGAAGATCATCTTTGTCCTGCTGTCTACCTCCATCCTTCGCTTGAGCTTCAGGTACTGCTCTTTGCTCATGATATCATCACAAAGCATCTGGTCGGTCTCTGCATCGTAGATGGGCATGGAGAGGATAAACCATTCACCGGGTTCTGTTTTCTCAAGTATCATCTGCGGATCATTCTCTCCCCAAATCGTTGCGCAAAATATTTCCTTCACATCACCACCCACTGCAGCGTTACGACTTGAGAAGGTGCCTGACAACCAAACCCAAATCTTTGACAGCGCATTATCGCTCAGGGCCACCTCTGCATCCTTGATAAGGTCATCCATGATGCGGATCGTTGCACCCTTGCCAGTCACCCCTCCCCCAACACCTACACCCAGGTAGTTGAAATGCTGGCCCACCAATGCCCACTTTTGAAAGGAGCTATTACCTTGCTTGATTCTTGTATCCGGGAAGATATCTGAATACGTGGCTTGATCCAAAGTATTTTTCGATTCACTGATACCGTCCCTGGTATAGCGGGAGAAGTCGGAAGCCTGGGAGTCTGAGTGACTGGCCGTGATAATCCGTTCTTCATTATTTTTACCAAGAACCCATTTGGTAAAATTGACAAGGGTCCTACTCTTACCATGCTGTGGAGGCATCCTGATCATGAGTTTATGGTACGGGCGACCTTCATCATTGAGCAGCTCGTTGTAGTAAAACTTCTCAAGAGTATTGCAGAGGCTTTTTAAATGCTTCCGTTCCTTTCGATAAAATTCAGGCTCAAGATATTTGCAAAAATCCCAGAAGTGTTTCCGGGACTGGCTAATATCTTCTTGCTTCAGCAGATACTCAAGTTCGCGTATTTCAGCATCAGTCAGCATTCATTTTTTCTTTTAACTGCTCAATCCTTGCCCTGCGTTCATCATCAGACAGCTGCGGCAGAGGGTTTATATCCTTGCCGTTAGTGGTCATATCCACTTTCTCCGGCAGATTGTATCCAAGCATCTTATTGAGCTGCTCAGTGGCATGGACCTTACTGAAAAGCTTGATCTTCACAAACTCAACGTCAACAATCTGCGGATCATCCTTGTCTCCATTATATTTCTTTTGGATCTTTGATTCGATAGACTCGATGGAGGCCTTCTGTTCATCACTTAGCTCATTAAACTCCTTGCGTTCTATCCAGGTGTTATGCATGTGTGCGATGGAAGTGAAGACAATCTTTTTCAGTTCGTTCACCACCATCAGCTTTGATATTCCTGCCTCCTGCTCAATATTATTCTTGATAAAACCTATATATTGTTGAATGTGAAGTTTTGACATGTTTTGATCTGCAATCTGCCTGCAAGATTTTTCACTATATCCGGCTGCTCTAGCGGCTCTCGAACCATTCCAATCAATGATATATTGATGGCAGAAAATGCGCTCTTTGTTGGTGAGCTTTTTCTTCAGTTCTTCCAGGGTATACTGCTCAATCGTTTCCATCGTGATTCATTTTTTCTTTCAACCTTGCTATTTTAGCCTTTCTGTCTTCATCAGATAATGGCACACTTTGCGGGATGATCTCTTTCCCGTTTGTAGTAATATCCGTATGCTGTTTCGCCTTTCCATAACCTCTGTCAAATAACACTTCTGCTGCTCTGACATCACCTCTGGATGCTTTTGCCCTTATTGCCATCAGGATGGCTTTGGCAGCGGTTACGCCATCCTTTTCTTCTCCCAAAATGTCAGCCATCAGATCATCCAGCTTAGGCAGTTTCTTTGGTCTGCCCCTTGGATTATGCGTCTCACCCGGTCTGCAGGGTCTTAAGTTCTCAGGTACTCCGCCTTTACGTGGCATCTTTGTTTTTTCTTTGTAAATTGATATTTCAAACGGCCATCAATGCCTGATAAATCTCGCCATTCTTTTTTACTTCGATATCCGGATCCAGCTTTGTCATTCTGTCAATGATCACCTGGCAGTACTTTGGATCAAACTCGGCCATGTAACAACGCCTGTCAAGTTGATGGCTTGCAACCATTGTTGTTCCACTTCCGCCAAAGCCGTCAGCAACGATGGCGCCTTTTCTGCTACTGTTCTGCACCTGATAAGCAATAAGGGGTACCGGCTTCATTGTTGGATGCTCGCTGTTTCTCTGGGGCCGGTCAAACTCAAGTATTGTTGTTTGTTTCCGATCGCTGAACCACTCATGTGCGGCACCCTCTTTCCACCCGTAAAGGCAGGGCTCATGTCTCCACTGATAATCCTGGCGACCCATTACCATGGAGTTCTTCACCCAAATCAGGCATTGCTTAACCATGATACCGGCATTCTTCATAGCGGACCGGAAGTTTGCACCTTCAGAATCGGAGTGCCAGACATACCATGCGCCACCCGGCTTGGTGAATAAGGCAAGAGCAGAGTAGAAGTCAAAGAGAAACTGGTAAAAGTCAGAGTCGCTCATGTTATCGTTCTGGATGGTGAGCTTCTCTTTGGTGCCGCCTTCGTAGTCGACATTGTATGGTGGATCGGTGATGACAAGGTCTGCTTTCTCTCCTTCAAATAGCCTTTCAAATGTCTCGGCCTTGGTGCTGTCTCCGCAGATAAGCCGGTGTGGACCTATCTCGAAAAGATCCCCCGCAATGATATCAGTCTCAATTTCATCCGGGATATCATAATCATCGTCTTTTACTTCGATGGGAGTTTCAAATTCCGGGAGGTCAAGGCCCCAATCTGTCAGCTGCTGGGAATCCCACTCATTGGATATGACATCCCAATCCCACTCTCCAAATCCAAGGTTGTCCTTAATTACAAATTCGCGCCACTGCTCCTGCGTCAGATCCTTTCCCTGCTTTACCCAGGTGTCTGGGATCTCGGTAAAACCAATTTCCAGCAAAGCCTTGTAGCGCATGTTGCCGCCCTGAATGATGTTGTTTTCATCGATGATAATAGGGCGTAGCTCCATCATCTGGGGAAAGTCCCTGAGTGACTGAACCAGCTTTTTAAACTTATCATCCTTGATAAGTCGCGGGTTGGCAGGATTCGGTCTTATCTCAGCTAATTTCATTTGCAAACTCTTTAATAATTTTCCATTCTCCTGTTAAATTCATTCTTTCGACAGATCCGACTGAACAGACCTTTTTAACATCCCCCTGTCGAATCAGGTAGATATACCCTTTCTTGAGAGGTTGGTCTGTTTTGAATGTTAACGGTTGCTTCATGATTTATAAGTTAGCGAAAATTTTGACAAAAAAAAGCCACCTGCTACAGTGGCTCAATCAACTTATAGGTTTATTTCAGTCTGAATATCCATAAACAGCAAGAAGTTCAGCAGACTTCAAAACTACCCGCTCTTTTCCATTGTCATCGAGCATTGGGGTAAGATTAGGATGGACCAATCTGACCAGTACTTTGTTGGCCTTAACTATTTCGGCCACCTGATCAATTTGTCGGGTTATACCTTTCTGGGTATTTCCGTCTTTGTCGATGTACTCGACTATTATTGCTGGGTTACGGCTCATGGCTTAAGTTTTACTACGTAAACATTAAAGTTTGATGCAATAAATGTTTTCTCTGTCATTGAAAGAGGGATCAGCCTAAACGTTTCGCTTTGGCAATGTTCGACAGAATCAAGATCCTCAATTAAATAAACGCCCTTACCATCCCTTTGGATTCTGGAAATAAATATCAGTTCCTCTCCTTGCTTTTTCATTTCCATACCCCACTTTCTGTGATGGCATGTCGGTCCGCGTTTGTCCAAGTATCAATACTTCCATCTTTATGCTCTTCGACCCACTTGATCATGTACTCGCATAACTGTGCATGCCAAACCTTCTGACCTTCAACTGGCTTCCAGTGCTTAGTTTCAGCCTTTTTTGCGTTTTTCAGGTACTCATTGATCTCTCCGGTAGCGTTGACCATTGGAAGGTAAAGCCATCGAGGAGTGAGAGCAAAAGAAAGCTTGTCAGCAAAGCAAAGTTTTGAGGGTTGAGCTCCATTTTTCTTTGCGTAGTAGCGGGAGTGGTACATTGAGAAGTCAGCCCACTCTTTCCCGAATATTCGCATGATTTTGGCACCAAGTTCAACATGTGTTTCACCTTCCGGTCCGTCCATGTTTGGTTTTCCCCAATATCCGAGGTCGTGAACAAAGAAGGCCACCCAAAGCCGTGGATCCCATGGAAAGCCATAAAGTTTATACCATGCTGCAGCTACAAAGAATGGATGCAAGAAGAAGCAATGCGCTCCAAACAGGACGCTTTTAGTTCCGATTTTCATTTCGCTTCAGTGTTTGGGTTAAACATGTTGTAGTCACGGTTAACAAGGCAACTCCCCAACTGCCATTGCTTCATGTCTTCACGGTTGGCGCCAATCGCAGAAACAATACTGTCTTTGAAGTATGCCTTTGAATCATTACACCTGATTGCCGCCATGGTCTTAAGAGTAAACCAATGAACGTCTCTTCCGTCATACTTCTTACCTGACATCAGCCCAATCTTGTACAGGTCACAAAACCCAACGGTCTGAACGATCATGTTGTAGCTGTTTTCGAAGTCGATAATCGGCTCGATGCTGGCCCAGGTCTTGAACCCTTCCATGCTCAGTAACTTCATGGCCCGGATCCGATCACTATTTGTCGCAGCTCCTTTTTCCAACTCATCGTGTCCAGTGAGAGTAAACCCAAAGGCATAGAGCTGTTTCTCTCTGGTGCCGGTCAGATCCACTTCAAGGAATGATTCCACCCATTCGGTACACTTGGTCAGGATCTTTACCGGAACCCCTTTGCTTACCGCGTACCCAGCAGCCCACCAGGTAAGTGTTTCAGTTTCCGGCAAAAGTGGATCCGTAGTGAAGCTGAAAAACAAACCATGCTTCTTCAGCTCCTCGCTGTTTTTATCCAGCTCCCGGGCAAAAGTCTGAAATGCATCTGTCTCATCTTTGAAGCACTTCTTCAGCTGTGGCTTATCCTGTCCCATAACCCCCGCAAGGATCCCTTTCTTACAGTAGCAGTACTCACAGCCGTTGCTGCAGCCTACATAGAAATTGCAGGCCCAATAACTATATTCTCCGGCCTTACCGGAAGGATTGTAAATCGCTTTTCCGTTGAACGTTTTCATGTGTTTGATTTTATGATTAATTAGTCTGTACAAAATCCTGCCTGACATCCCGATCCGGTTCCGTATTCGAAATGTAACTGCCTTGGGAACCGTTCAATTTGGTGAAAGTTTAATTCTTCCTTGAAGGTATTTCCCCTAAGATCCTCCATGATTTTGGCCCATTGCATGATGGCATTATCAGTTTTAAAATTTTCACTCAGCTGTTCAGATTGTTTCCAAAAACAGTTGAGACAGTTGGAATCTTTAGGAAAATCAATGGACTTATTTTCCCAAAACCGGACGATATCCAAATGGAATACTTTATCCTCAATCAAAGGGAATCGACCATTCCTCCAATGAATCTGTTGCCATCGCTGAATCCACCGATTGGATTTTTCCTGGTACTGACATTTATATGGGAATGAGTAATTTGGATCGAAATTGCTTATCCTTTCCTGCTCATCATACCGATACCCGATGCGCATTTCAACCGGAAGTTCGGCGTACTTGTACAAATATTCAAAGATGGGTTGCATCTTGAGAATTGTTGTACAGAACCTCTTGGCCATGTTTGGGATTGCTGATTTAAACTTTATCATCCTTTCCCATCCCATGCCCCGAAGCCATATGATCTCCCTGCCGATGATCTGCTCCAGGTCGAACATTACCTTAAGGATTTTTGGATCCTCCGAGGTGGCCCTGAATTCGGGATAGTGGGAACAGTACTTCTGCAGGCGGTCATTGACCCGCTGTTTCATTACCAGGTCGATGTTCTTTCCGGCATTGTGGTCATCTATGCAGCACAGGGCAAACAGTTCTATGTCTGCCGGATAATGTACTGCAATGTAGGAAGATGTTTTTCCTCCGGAGAGGCTGTTGACAGTTTTCATACAGCTGCACTTACTTCAATTTCTTCAACCTGGAACAGCGTAGGGGTCTGCACTTCCTGTTCGATAGCTCTTAGGTAGCTTAATCCATCCCTGAAATAATCAGGATTCAATTCACAGGCTTTACCCTTACGTCCAAGCTTGATAGCGCGATAAGGTACCGTCATGATACCTCCAAATGGATCATAAACAAGTTCACCGGCATTGCTCCAATTTTCAATCACACGGTCAACAATATCGAACTGCAGCGGACAGACATGGTTTTGCAGTTTCTTTTGAGTCTGCTTTGAATTGAGGGTAATCATACGGTTCACATCATCCCAAACCCATGGTGTCCGCGCCGGTATGCGAAGCGTCTCAAAAGTGGCTGGGAGCTTGCCAAGTTTATCCATCTCGATGGCAATTCCGGTATGATTATCGTAGTTGTATGTGCTGTTTTTTGCCCACTCTCCAAAGTATTTATTAATCCTTTCAATGGGATGTTGGCGAAGTTCATCGGGAGACAAAAAACGCTCTCCGGAGCTGTTCCATTTAGCACGTGCATCGATCTGCCATTGTCCACGATTATAACCTTGCTTTGTCTTGACTACCGGAACATCAGCATAAGCCTTGGAAGTATCAGAAGGGAGCTTTCTGAAGAGTAGTAAATACTCCGGGCATCCTACGCCCATTTTGGTTCCATCCTTTGTTTTTTCAGTCCAACCCAAACGATAGGTTTGATTATTTTCCCTGACAACATCGGTCTCGATGGTGATCCTGCCCATATACTGAAAGCCATGTTTGAGGAAGTGAAAAACCGTCATATCAGAAAAAGGATCCACGGTCGGCATTCCGGATACCTGAGCAGTGCCATAGTAGTAGCTTAGGAAAGCATTCACCGATTCGGTTGATAGTATTCCATGATTGATACATTGGGTTTGGGTGCTGAGTGGCTTTGTAATATCCATGGCCATTGATTGACCTTTATTTGTAATGATCATTGGAGGGGCCAGGATCCCATATTTATCCTTTGTCATTACTGCTCCCAGAGGTGATTTGATGTCACGTACTGAAGACTGGCCAAAATGTTCAACTATGAATGGTTGTGTAGGGATTCCAAGTACTCCATGATGGTTTCCTCCGGCAAGTGCTGTTCCAGCTGGTTCGCTGATTGGTCTTGCTTTGCCAGTTCTGTTAAGTCCGTCTATCATTGCCGGTATTGCTACTACGCCATAATTGTGCTGAGTTGTAATCGTTGGCTCCGATGCACTGATTGGACTTGCTCCACCACTGTAGCCGCCTTTTGTCATCATGGCAGGGATTCCAACAATGCCATGGTGCAATCCCCCGCCAACTACTGTTGGATTCGGATCAGTCACCTTATAATCCTTAATTGACCTGTCAACTTTTAACATGAATGGAGAAACAATTGCAGAAACCTGAGAGGTGGTCTGGGTATTGATAGGGCTTTTGATATCTGAAGTGAGATGGCCGGCCTTTGAATGATCCAGATATATTACAAAGTCAGAATTGCCATGTTTTTTTAATCCGTACTGGATCCGCGCACGGGTATTGGGGGCGAGATCCTTCTTGCGATCACCAATTCGCTGTCCGGGGATGCTCCAATCAATCACATTGAAGGCAGCGTAATAGTAAGGCTCGACAAGTGCGGCACATCGCGGACAGCGGTAATCATACTGTTGGCGGTATTTCCCAAACTGACGGCGGGAATTTCTCCAACTTTGAATTGAATCTACCTCTTTATCACAACATGAACAGAATGCCTTTGGCCTGTATTCCAGATCAGGAGCTTTATTGCCTTTTTTCCAAAAAACGATGTACATCCGGTCCCGGCTCTGTGGAGTTGGATGAGCATGCATCGAATTCAGGTAAACGCATTTATGATTGTAACCGAGCAGGAACATTGCACTCAGCCAAGCCTCCCACATGATCCAGCTGCGGGCATCAACAACGTTTTCAACGATAATGATGTTGTAATTGTGATATTCAGTGAAGCGAGGCACATCCCACATGGTGGCACGTGATCTCTCTGCGGCAGGATCCATCAATCCGGCAGCAAACAGCTCCATTTGATTGGTTGCTTTCTTTTTGCCTTTGGCCAGACTATGGTTGGTGCATTCGGGTGATGTGATCAGGATATCGGTCGACATATACCGGCGAGGATCGCATGCGGAGATGTCTGTGCAGTCGTGGTAAGTATCCGGGAAGTTGGTGTTATGCGTTTCAATGGCAAGCTTCCAGTGATTCAGGGCCATTGCAACTTCAATTCCTCCACCCATCCGGTTGCCAAAATTCCTGACTCCCTGGGAAGATCCCCCTGCTCCACAGAACTGATCTGTGACCGTGATATAGCTTTTCTTTTGTGGCATGATAATTTAACTCAGATTGTTGTAATAATTTAGGTCAGTTTATTGTACTAACTGTTTTTCAAATTTCAGAAGATCATACTTCAGCTCGATGATCCGGCTCTTTATCGCCTGGATGTAGCTTCGCTTAAACTCTGCAATCGGGAAGATCTCATCGCAAACGAGCATATGGGCCACTGATCCAAACATCAACCTTATCTCCTTCACATCTGAAGCTTTCAATGTAACCAGGCTTCGCTCGTAGCGATCCAGCTTTTCTCTGAGTTCTGATTCAGTAGGTGTGTTCATGACTCAACTTTTTCAGGATACTTAGCTTTCAAACCATCATCCATTCGCTTCTTTAACTCAACATCAGATCCTTCGTGTTCTTCTGCTTTTGGCGTAGGCTTACTGTGATACATCATCGTCTCTACTCCGCAGCAGTTTTTTGCCTTCTTTCCGGATCCACATTTGCAAGGGTCGTTACGACTGATCTTGATGGTCCTGAATGGGGAGCCGTTGCCGGGATAGAATTTTACTTTGTGGTCTTGATTTTTCATACCTGTGCTATTTTTAATTTGAGATTAGTATAGAGCGTTTTGTATTCTTTCACATCCCTGACATTTTGGAAATGTCTCATGATTGTTGCATGGTCCTTGTCGAGATACATGCCAATTTTTGAGAAGGACATTTTAGGGTGGTAGTCTTTGATTAGCACGCTGGCGCAGGATCTTGGCTCTGTAAACTTTCTATTCCTGTTTTTACCCCTGATCTCCTGAATCGTGATGTTGCATAATTCGCAAACCATTGCGATAATGTATTCAGGGGAGAAGTTTAGCATGGACATGTTTTCTTTAAGGTTTTCTATCTTAACCCTGATGTTGTTTGAAACATCATAGCTTCGATAAAGTCTCATGGCATTGTCCAGGAAGATGATCTCCTTGCGCGTGAGTGGTAAAAATTTAACTTCTGTTTCCATTTTCTCTATTTTTCAATAAATCTGATTTTCCCATCAATTTCAATCCGTTCAAAATTTTCTGTAGTGTACTGCGGAGTGCATTTATTCACCATCTCGCTGTAAGTGTATAGCTTCATTTTCCGGTCAAAAGAGACGATTTCAGCTATCATTGGTCTTTTGTAGTGGCAAGCATCAATCACAGACCCTATCGCATCATTTAACCTGTCCTTTGTGAAGCCATTTGCTATTAAGCGAAGAGTCAGTACTGCCAGGTAATCATTATCGATATCCGGGAATGACATTGACAAAACCTTGAGCTGTCCGGAAATTTCTTTTTGTGTCGCAACCGGATCAGTATAGACTGAAATTTCACTGCACTCCTGCTGCCTGGAACATGGCGCCAACGACTGCATCGATGTCACTTGCTTTGGAAGTAGGCTTGATAGTTTGTCCATTCGTTTCTCTTTTTGCCCAGTTACGGAATGTGAGGTTGGCATTGATATTTTTCTGAAGTAGTGGCTTATGATTGTGCATTGCCGTGAGAAGGTTTTGAATAAAACCCACATCAAAGTCAGATTTCAGCTTTTCAAATTCACTGATGGTAAATGGCTCTTTCATTTTTGAAACCTGAAGAGCGTTTTCAGTAATCCATTTTTGAAATTTCTTAAAGTCAATTTCAGCTCGTGTGGGTGTGTGCTCGCGTGAGAGTTCACTCTCTACTTTACTTTTCTTTACTTTACTATACTTTACTTTAGGGCAAACTGCCGGAGTATTTGCAGTTTTTTCGGGAAGTTTGGGCGATTCTTCGGGAAGTTTGGCGCATTCTTCCCGAATTTTTACATGGTTTGGAATTTTTGCATCACTCCTTTTTGCCCTCTTACACATTTCTAAATATCTCTTCTGAATAGATAATGAGGTTAGAATTCTCCCGTTTGTGAGCAATTCTCTATTAAAGAGACCCACCGCACAACAGTAGTTCACAACTTCCATTACAACTGATTCTTTGATTCCATAGTATTCGGCTACGTCAAAGGCAGTACTCTCGTCCCACTCAATGAAACATCCTCTTACTCTGTATATTTCGCATAATATGTAATCGTAAATAGCAACTCCCACACATGAAAAATCTTTTTTCAGTCTTTTTATTCTAATATCCTGGTACCTGTCGGTCTCGATATTGAAATAATTTAATCCGGTTTTACTGTTCGTCATGGTTATTTGCTTAAAAATGGTTCTGCGTGCTTGTTGTCATATTCCCGAAATTCCTTCCAGGCTTTTTTAAATTTCTCAGCAGCCTTTGCTTTATCTTTCCCTTGCCTAACAAGAATGTAAGTCTGTGCGTCAATTCGTTCTGGAGTAGTGATAATCTTCTCGTGCTTCTTTTGCGCTTCAATACATCTTTCCAACTCCAATCTTCTTTGATCTACAAACTTTATCATCTCGTTTGGTTTTAATCAGTTTTATGCAGGTAGCTTAAAATCTCAGATCTGAATTGATCAAAATTTCGACACAACACGTATTTGTTTCCGGCTTTTTCAGCCTCAGTTTGCCATTGAGATTGAAGATCCGATTGCTTACCAATCTCTGTTTTCATCTCAATACAAAGGCATCCGAAGCCATTGCGCGGAGTCAGTAGGAGAAGATCGGAAACGCCGGCCACCACGCCCTGAATCTTCAGATTGACGGCTTCCCTGGCATCCCTTGAACCTCCGTTTGGAACAGCTATCAACAGCTTGGCCATCTTCGGAAACGCAAGCCGAAACCAACGAACGCATTCAGATTGCAGGTATGCTTCTCTACTCTTCATCGTCTTTCTGATTAAATAGGTTAGCAACCATGTCAACTATGTTCTCAGGTATCTGCTCAGTGGATCCGGTTACTGCCTGGGCAATGGCTTTTTTGGTCTGGATGATCTTGTAGATCTTCCCGTCGATAGTATTCTTGCCAAGGAAATAGTAACACGTCACAGAGTCTTTCTGACCTATCCGGTGCGCCCGGTCCTCGCATTGCTCACAGTCGGCATATGTCCATGGAAACTCTATGAACCCGACCCTTGAGCTGGCTGTGAGAGTCAAACCAACACCAGCTGCTTTGATGGAGCAAACGATGAGTTTCACCTTTGGATCCTTTTGAAACCTGTCAACCGCACTCTGCCTGGCTATCATATCGTCAGCTCCGGTGATGGAGACTGCACCATGGTATTTGTGCAACACTGCAGCAGCTACTTCTTTCAAGTGAATAAAAAGGATCAACTTCTCTCCGGCTTCCATGATGTCATCAACGAATTCAAAAACGTCATTGAGTTTGCCCCGTGCTGAGATATTTTTCAGGATCCCAATCTTTACCATGATTTCTCCGCGAAGGGTACTCGCGATCTTCTCATCCGATGCATCCTTGTATTCAACCAAGTATTTGATCAGGTCCTTCTCGGCATCATCATACTCTTTCCGGTTGCTGATATCACATACCACAACCTGACGCTGTTTGTCCGGAAGGTCTGTCAGTACCTCTTGCTTTTCCCTGCGGATAAAACAGTTGTTTCTCAGATTAGCATTTAGCTGTGGAAGGTTGGAGGCTTCATTGGTTCCGGCACAGTAGGTGTCAATAAAATGCCGGTAGTTTCCAAATACCTGATTCATCTGATTGATGATGAACAGCTGTGAGACAAGGTCCTTTGGCTTATTTACTACCGGAGTACCAGTTAGACCTATCACATACTTTTTACCAGTTGTGATTCCCTTGGTAAATTTGGATTGATGGGTTTGTGAGGATTTACAGCGGTGTAATTCATCGATGATCACACTCTTGAACATCTCGATCTCTTTGCGAAAGAAAACATCCCTGAGCGTCCACTTGGTGGGTTTGGCAATGGATGAAACGAAATACTTTTTCAGGCTCTCGTAGTTGACAATAAATACATCTGCAAGACCGGCTTCGTAGAATAGTTTGTAGTTCCGCTTTACTGCATCAGTCAGTATCATGGCCATGCTTTGACATAGGTGACAATGCCGATGCTCTGGATCGTTTTGCCAAGACCGGGCTGGTCGCCAATAATTACCCGCTCATTCTCGATCCCATATGCAATACCATGGACCTGGAATGGGTATGGCTTCAGCTTCATGAACGAAAGATCAAGATTCTCTCCTTTGGGGACATCCTTAATGACTATCTCTACTTCTGGCTCCTGGACCTTCTTGGACAGATTCAGCTTAAATCCGTAACGGGACATGAATGCTGTTACCTGCGGCTCATACTTGGTTGGAACAAGCCATACCTTGTTACTGTCGTCCCACCTACGTTCGGGTAGTGATTTTACAGCTTCTACAAGGTACGGCTTGTAGGTAAACTCAATAGCATAGTTATTATTTACTACAGAGACTTGCATCAGGCAACTTTTTCTTCAGGTGTTAAGACTATTGTTCCATCTTCGTCTCTGGAAGCAGAGAACCCTTCGATTTTGGCCTTCCTGCCACGTTTCTTTGGCTCCTGAGAGACGGCTACATCTTCAGCATTAAAGCCTTCATCGAAGTTCATCTCAAGCTGCTTGACAGCTACTTTCCCTTCCAGATAGGCTTCTACCTCAGCAATGCAGTTAATTACCACACCTGCAAACTCGGAAGAGAAGGCATAGTCTTCATCCTCGAACTTTACAGCCGGAGTGGTGATGTTCAATGTGCGGGTACCGGTCTTTTTCTGGAAGATGATCATGGCTGCTTCGCTACCATCCTCGTCGGATCCGGTAACTACAAAGCCGGTGATAGAAATAGTCGACAGCAACTCGAGATCAAACTCATAAAGTGATAATCCGGAAGCAATGGCATTTTCAACCTTGATGGCATCGCGCAGATCCGCAATCATCACTGCATGGGGTTTAAGCTGATCGAATGCACTGACCAGATCGTCATGACAAACGTCGTAGCATTTTGCTGATAGGTCTCTTGAAGATTCAATTGGTTCACCACCTTCAGGTCCGATGAAAGATTTCTTCTCGTTGTACTCTACTTCGAGACTCCTGTTTTTGATTTTTGCTTTTGTAATTCTCATACTCTTAATTGATTAAATGATTATTAAAACCTCTCTTGATATTGTCTTTGTCCAGAAATGCCGGATGATGTTCTCATTTCTTCCTTGGCCTTGCTGACCAGGGTACGGCACCAGTCAAGTTGATGCGTTGCTGTTCTGTTAAGCCTGTCAATCCAGTTGACCAGGTAGTTTTCTGTTTCGCAATTGGCATCGATCAGCTTGTTGATTGTTGTAACTGATAGTCCGGCCATTTTCGCTGTTTCCTGAAGAGTCTTGATGATGGATGATTTCAGTTTCTGGTCCTTGTGCCACTTGGAATCTGCCAGCATCTTACCGGTCCTGCTGATATGAACTGCCAGGTCATTACCCCTGCCAACTACTTCATTCATATCATCAGAGCAGCTGATGTTTAAAAAAGCGTCAATTTCCTTCGCTTCCTTTTCCAGTGATTCTAGTGTGCTAATGTGCTCTAGCATTTCAATTGTAATTTTCAGCCTGTTTTTTTGTGCAGAAGAAATGGAACCCTGTGGAACATTCTATGTCAGAGTAATCAAAATCATCAACGATAACATGATCGCCGATTTCGTAGATGGTTTTTGAATCATGCTTTGATATGCCAACTTTTTCACCACATATATCGCCGATAATATCAATGATTACAGCTTCAGATGCCCTGCATTTTGCAGATTGTGATCCTCTGACTTGAGCCGTTTGGGGGATTTCAGCAACGACTATAATGCCGCACAAACATTTTTTAAATACAAGAGTTGGAGGCTCAAAAGTTCTTATTAATGGAATAGAAATACCATTAATAAGACAGGCGTTCATGGCTGCCGCACGTACATCACAGTCGCTGTCTTTGAGCCCCTTTTCAATTGTTTCAAGGGGAACATCCTTGCCCTGACAGGCGTTCATGGCTGCCGCACGTACACGCCAGTCGCTGTCTTTGAACCACTTTTCAATTGTTTCAAGGGGAACATCCTTGCCCTGACAGGCGTTCATGGCTGCCGCACGTACACGCCAGTCGCTGTCTTTGAGCCACTTTTCAAT